CATGTGGTTTTGCAATGATACAAGGACGACGCATTGTAATTTGCCTCATGTTCCCGGACATCTCAAGAACGTCGATTTAGAGCTATTATCAGACGACTTTCAGCATGAAGAAGGTTGGGATTGCCCTATTTGTTTGGAGGCTCACGGTGAAGATCCTAGTTGCGTTAGAACCGCGTGTGCGCACATATTCCATATGGGATGCTTGGAAAAGTGCAAGCGATCATATTTTGATTGCGAGGAAAATTATTACAAGGATTGTATGCCGTGCCCACTGTGCCGCGCTGACGTTAATTAGAGACTAGTGTGCCTTATTTTGTGTGTATGCTAATTAAAATTGAAATGATTTTTTATTTAGCTAATTATAAGCCTGAACAAAGCAAAGCAAAGCAAAATATGGATAGTATTAGAGCTAGAGCTTTATTCGATTACGATTTTGAGCGTAGTATCAGTCGAAGCACTAGTATGGATAGTAGTGATAGTATTCGTATTAGCAGTTTGTATGATCATAGTGCTTTTGTGAGTATTATAAATTATCAAATTTCTAAGATAGTAGAAGAAATTCAAAAAACTATTGATTTAAGTAAGCTTTCAAGAGATTTGAAGGCAATTATGAATAGTTGGATCAGAACACATTCGTGGTATGATGAAGATAAAATGTCAAAGTTTGAGCATTGTCTTCGAAATGTAGTGACTAAGGAAATGAGACGTCAAACTATTGAGCGTTTAGAACAACAAGACATGCCTTCTTTTCAAGTCAATGAAGATGACTTAATTTATGAACTAGAAGACGCATTTAGTCGTTTGACTAGTTCAGAATTTTGGGATATGGACACCGACTTGACAGCCGAAGCAAAAAGTTGGGTAACAAACCACGGAGAATGCCTAATAGAAAGCGACTTTGACCGGCCTTTTTCGTGGTTTAGCAGTCGGACAATGTCGACCCGTTATCACTTGCCTCACGTTCGTATGAGCAATAACAATATGGATTTTATGTCATTGAAAGTATTAGCAATCGACTATAAGCACGAACTAGGTTGGACTTGCTCTATATGCTTGGATAATAATTTAGAAAATCCTGTATGTGTTAAAACTGCGTGCGGACATATATATCATAACGATTGTTTGACTAATTGTAAGCGTGTGTTCTTAGAACGCAAAGAAAATTGCTACGCGACGTGTGTTCCTTGCCCTTTGTGTCGTGCGCCTATTAATTGATTATTATCTTTTGTGTCTTATAAAAAAAAATGTTTTTTTTCTTTGTTTTTAATAGTGCGTTGTTTCTGTAAATGTTATTTTTGACTTTATAAAAACATCAGCACGACATAGCGGGCAACTGATTTTCGGTTTAATTGTATTTTTTTTAACTGCGTCATCAAACATTGGATATAAGCATTTTGTGTGAAAACTATGGCCGCATAAAGTTGTAATAGTACTAGTGGGGTCCATAACACATAAACAAATAGAACATTCATTTTCACATGCATCACATAGTTGTTCTGCTTCTATTGCTTGTGGTTGTGTTTCTTTAAGACTACAAATAATAGCATATATTTTATTTTTTATGTCAAGACCAGTTTCTTTGCTATTTAGTAAGTCCAATGTTTTATTGTATGTATAATAACCAAATAGCGTAATCCAGTTATTTTTTCTAAACTCATTTACTATCGATTGTAGTCCCTCATAATCATTTTGTGCGCTTGCTTTATAAGTTATATAATGAAAAATTTTTAAGCGATTATCGGCTATATATTGATAAAGGTCGCATAGTATGGCATGTGGCACATTTAACTCTTTAAATCCATGTTTATCTAAAAATAATGTATCAATAAACAATAAAATTGCATAATTAGTCTTTAATTTAAAATCATCTTCGCAATAATAATGAGTACTGATTAATGTTTTATAAAAGTGTGCAATATTTTGCCTATTTAGTAGTACTTGCATAATATAGCTATCAACACATGAGCTCATTAATAAGCGTTATAAATGGTTTTAATATTAAATTTTAATATATTAATTTAATATTAAATTTTAATATATTAATTTAATATTAAAATAATAATAATCAATTTTTTCTACGATAAAAAATTTTGGTTATTGCTTCTTATTACGACGACGATACGTTTTTTTGTTTTTTGGTTTTTTGTGATAAACTGCCCGTCTTCGTCTCGTTCTTCCTGAACCTATTGTTATTAACATATTACTACTATCGCGTAATGATTTATCAGCAATATTTATATAATGATGATTATTTGCTTCTAGTGCTTTAGCTCTCAATGTTGATGCACTAATCATTAATTTTACTAAACTAGTTCTATAATTATTTCTATCTTTAGAATAAGTATTATTGGATGTAGATATACTCCGTGTAACATGGGGGTGTTGATTAAATAACATTTCCTGGGTATTCTTATTTTGTAAATCACTAATAAATTTTTTATAAGCTATATCAAGTTGAGAGATACGTGTTTTATATTTAGAGCCTAAGTTATGAGCATCTGGTTCTGTAGCCATGTAACTTTTTATATAAATATATAAATATATAAATATATAAATATATAAATATATAAATATATAAATATATAAATATATAATGATAAATAATGAAAGCTAGTTTATTCCTAACATCAATAAATAATCTTAAAACATTTAAACTAGCATCCTCCTCGTAATCGTAATACAAGATGAAGAGTACTCTCTTTTTGAATATTATAGTCGCTTAATGTTCTCCCATCTTCAAGTTGTTTTCCTGCAAAAATTAGCCGCTGTTGATCGGGGGGTATACCTTCTTTATCTTGAATTTTGGCTTTAATATTATCGATGGAATCGGACGGCTCTACTTCCAGCGTAATAGTTTTTCCTGTAAGTGTTTTTACAAAAATTTGCATAATACTACTATATAAATTAGTGTGTTATGTTTTTAAATTATTACTAAATATATAAATTAGTGTGTTATGTTTTTAAATTATTACTAAATATATAAATTATTAGTATATTAATATATTACTATATAAGTATATTATATAGTATGAGTAAAGTATTATTATTTTTGTTGTTTTGTTTTCCTGCGCGATTATTATTAGCTTATATAGCCAAGAAAATGAGTTTATATTATTTACCATTATTTTCAATAATAACATTTATTATAGGTATATTATTTATAAAAAATTATATTACAAATGAGCCAAAAGTGGGGTTTTTTGGCTCTAAAGTGTGGTGGTCTAATTATAGATTAGTTCATGGTATTAATTATTTGTTTTTTAGTATAATGGCATTTTTTCAATATAAAAATGCGTGGATCTTTTTATTGTGTGATGCATTATTAGGATTAATATTTTTCATTTACGAACAATATATTATAAATTATAGATTGGTAAAAGCGAAGAAAGACACTTCCAAAAAAGACATTACTAAGAAATAGATTATATAATAGGCTCAAGTGTATTCATTAAAAATATTCTTAAAATTGATAATAAAAACAATTAACGTTATTAATATAATAATATAAGTAATATGAAAGTATTAGTGTTTGATACTGAAACAACCGGATTACCAGAAAACGGCGCATCTATTTATGATAAATCAAAGTGGCCATATATTATTCAGCTCAGTTATATTTTATATGATGTTTCAGATAACAGTGCATTAATTAAAAATAATTATATTAAGATTGACAGTTCAGTTGTAATTCCGCAAGAAAGTTTTGCAATTCATCATATTAGTAGAGAGATTTTAGACATGCAAGGAATAAATATTGTGGACGCATTGAAAGATTTTAATGAATGCGTGAAATTATGTGATATTGTTGTTGGTCATAATATATCTTTTGATAAGCGACTGATTTTTGTGGAATGTTTTAGGCACAATATTAAACAATATTTTACACAATTTAAGAATAATGAAAAACTAAATAAACCAGAGTTTTGCACTATGAAAAACTGCACAGATTTTTGCAAATTAGAGAGATTAAGTAAAACAAACAAAGTTTATAATAAAAGTCCTAAATTAAGCGAATTATATGCATTGTTATTTCCTAATGAACTATTACCTGAAGATTTACATAATTCACTTATAGATGTTACCATGACATTGCGGTGTTATTTAAAATATGTTTATAATTTAGATGTTAAAGAAATAAATGAAACACTAAAACAAGTATTAATAAAATAAAAATAAAAATAAAAATTAAAATTATAAATTAAAAATTATAATGTATTATATATTATACTATATATAATATATACTATGTTAAGACAATTTATTATAAAAAATATAAATTTAGTATCAATAGTTATTTTTTTATTATTATTTGCACTAATAATGTTTATAAAGCCAACAATTATTTTTGATAAAAACGGAAGACCGCGTGATTTTGGGATAGGTTATAAAAATAAGACAATATTACCTCTCTGGTTAACTGTAATAATATTAGCAATAATATCTTATTTGTGTATTTTATTTTATATAAATTATAACACATTTATTAATTAGCTTATCGGCCAGGATTTGCGGTTTCATAATCACTTATGATTTGATCTACAGATTTTTCGCAAGATATACCTATAATATAATTATAGCTAATTGAGCTAATTAATATACCTGCTAATATATACCAAACTAATGTTCCAATAACATGTTTTATGGTTATTAATTTATATAATTTCATAATATTTGGGTCATTTGCATCTGCTGGACCAATAATGTTTGCTTTATTTAATTCATCAACAAAATTTTCAAAATTAGATAAATCTATATCTATTTGATTAATAAATTTTGATTTATTATTATTGATGGTATTAATAGCTTTGATTAGTTCATTTTTATTTTTATCTAGACCTTCTATTTTGGTAATTAATTCTTTTAATGTTTGCTCAACACCTAACATGGATATAAAAAGATAGCCTATTGTATTAGAAAAAGGAGTTATCCAACCTGGAAACAATTTTAAAATAAAAAATAGTAACACAAATATGATTATCCATGGTAGCATTGTAACTACTAATATATAATTCCACTCAATACTTTGGTCGCATATTATTCTTGAATTGTGAATATTTAAGAAATATGAGCCAATAATAATAAATAACATATATACAAAATTAATAATATTGTTATCTTTAGCGCTATTAATAGTTTCTATAGTTTTACTGCTATTTATCGTGAAAAGTGTGAAAAATAAAAAGCACATTGTTACTAATATAAAATATATTAGTGATGATCCCGGACTTGGAACCTCTGCTTCTGCTGTTGAAGCTGAAGATGAGGCTGGTGTTGAAGCTGAAGTTGAAGCTGAAGTTGAAGCTGGTGCTGAAGCTGGTGCTGAAGCTGGTGCTGAAGCTGAGGCTGATGTTGCTGCTCCAGCGACCTGGGAGGCGGCAGAGCTAGCAGCGAAGGCGGCGGCAGCTTCTGCCATAATAGTATAAATTAGACTAATATAATAAATACTTAATAAATACTTAATAAATTAAGAATAAATTAAGAATAAATTAAGATTAAATTAAGTATAAATTTTATATTATAAAAAGTAATACTTATTAATAATGAATTTTGATATTGTAAACTATGCTAATAGTCAATTTAGCAAATCAACAAATGTATTAACTGATAAACCTAAATTAGTGGACAATGGAGTTAAATATTTTTTAAGAGGGGTTCTAAAAAATTGCCATAATTATAAGCAAAATAATATTAATATTTTTTACAACATTACTATGTTTATATGTTTTATACTAATATTAGGAATAATATTAGCTATGCGTTATAAGGGAAATTCAATGAGTAAGAAATATTATGAGAAAAGCATGAAAGATAAAGAATATATAATGTCTAAATTAGTTTATTATAATCGTCAAAACTTAGATAATCAACAAAAACTCAGAAATAATATGATAACAAATTTACCCGACTATGGTAATCATGTTGAAGCTAATATATTGCATAAGAATTTATATTTTTCTTAATCATATAAACTTATATAATACTTTTTAATATCTTTTTTTAAGATAATATAAAACATTATAAACATTATAAACATTATAAGATAAATACTAAAAATAAATATATTTAGTCTATACAATAGACTATATTTATAATTATGACTGAAACAACTGAGAGTTATTATAAAGATTTGCAGGATTATTATAAATTAAAAAATAACTATCAAGCACTAAAGCAAAAGAAAATTACTGAATTAATTGGACTAGCGACCTATGGTAAAGATGGCGACGTTAAAAAGAAAAGTTTTGCGAAATTTAGATCAAAATGTATTAATTGCAAGCAAGATGGCGGCACATTATTTACTGAAACTAGCGATTTATTAAGAGCAACATGCGGAAATAGCGTTCAACCTTGTAAATTAGATTTGGCTATTAAGCGAAAGAAATTTGTGCATATTACTGAAAAAATGGGCTATGTAAAACAAGAGCTAGAAAAGTATAAAAAAAACATTATAACTACCAAATTAGATTTTCTTTTTAATTATATTGAAGAAGATAAAGCAATAGAAATGTTTGAGCTTTTGAAGCAACAATTAAATAATAGCCAAGAAAATTATTTGAATTTATTAACGTTATACAATTCTATTATGTACAATGAAGAAATGAAAACTTTAATACAAGAAAAAACACTTGATTTTGAAAATAACAAAAAACTGCATAGCGAGGCTTTAGAGCTATATAAGTCAACTGGGCAAATAATGTATTTAAAAAATGCAATGGAAATCTATAAAACAAAACTCTCTCTATTAGGTAATGAAATAATGAAATTAAAATATAAATCTTCTTATGTTGAACATAATGAGCAAGATCAATTTATATTATTTCAAAATAATCACAATTTAGAAGATTTAATGCTAGAATTAAATGATTAAATGCTTACATAATTTTTATATAATTTATTATATAATTTATTATATAATTTTTATATAATTTATTATATAATTTATTATATAATTTATTATAATAATAATTTATTATAATTATAATAAATATAGAAAAGCTAATGGGAAATAACTTTAACAAATTTTTTATGAAAATATATAACTCCACAAAATATATAAATATTAGCGTTTTTCTTATTACCTTTTTATTGGGTTTAACATACATGTATTGTTTTGAATATAATAGAAAGGTTGTTGTATATCCTACCCCTCATAATATAGATAATATTGAATATAAAGACGAGGCCGGAAATTGTTATGGTTACAAAATAAAAGATGTTAAATGCCCTAGCGACAAAAGTAAAATAGAGAATTTGCCTTTAACGTAATAATGTAATAATGTAATAATATAATATATATATATATTATAGTATAATATATTATGATTGGCAACGTTGTTAAAAATTTAATGCATACAAATATGGGCAAAATAATATTATCGGTGTTATTAGGGCTGGGATTTGCAACGCTATTTAGACAAGTATGTAATTCTAAAGACTGTTATAGATTTATAGGCCCCCAACATAATGCGCTAAGAGACAAAATCTTTGCAACTGATAGTGATAAGACCCAATGTTATACATTAGTAGAAGAAAATATACAATGCGGGTCAAAAAGCAAAACGCTAGAATTTTCTACCAAGTTTATGTAATATAAAAATATTAAAAACAAAAATATTAAAAATTGATTTAAAAATATATAGAAGTAGTTATCTTCAATATACTAGCATTAGTTATGAATTTTGACACTAAAGTTACTTATAATATGCATGCACTAAACGCTACAACCCAAGAAGATAACACTAATGTGCTATTAAAACTATTTTTATACATTATATTACGTTATTTTATTTAGTTTAAAGATTTTTAAATAATAAAAAAAAATTATTTAAAAAAATAGTGCGCATTATTAATATTATTATGTCGTCCACCGTTGAAACATTTGCCTTTCAGGCTGAAATTAATCAGCTCATGTCTCTTATTATTAATACATTTTATTCAAATAAAGACATTTTTTTACGTGAATTAATTTCCAATTCATCTGATGCGTTAGATAAGATTAGGCATCATTCACTATCAAATAAGAGCGTATTAGAGAGCCATAGTGAATTAACTATTCAAATTATTCCTGACAAGGTAAACAAAACATTAACCATTTTAGACACTGGTGTTGGCATGACCAAATCGGACATGATTACTAATCTTGGAACGATTGCTCAATCGGGTACAAAAGGGTTTATGGAGGCAATGAAAACTCAGGGAGACGTTAATATGATTGGGCAATTTGGTGTAGGGTTTTATTCTGCGTATTTAGTTGCTGATCGTGTTGTTGTTGTTTCTAAAAATAATGACGACGAGCAATACGTGTGGGAATCTAACGCGGGTGGTTCATTTACTGTGAAAAAAGATGATTCGGGTGTTAGCCTTGGTCGTGGTACAAAGATCACATGTTATTTAAAAGAGGATCAGTTAGATTATTTAGAAGAAAGTCGGATTAAGGAACTAGTTAAAAAGCATTCTGAGTTTATTAACTATCCAATTAGTCTTTATGTTGAAAAAACGGTTTCCAAGGAAGTAGATGTTGAAGAGGAGGTTAGCGATACAAAAGAAGACGAAGACAAAGACGAAGAGGTTGGTGAAGAGGTTAGCGATGAGCCAAAGATTGATGAAATTAGCGATGAGGACTTAGCCAATAAAGTTAAAAATACAAAAACGATTGAAGAAGTTGTAAGCGAATATGTTTTGCTAAACAAGCAAAAGCCCGTATGGACTAAAAAACCGGACAGCGTATCAAAAGATGAATATGCATCATTTTATAAATCATTAACAAATGATTGGGAAGACCATTTAGCGGTTAAGCATTTTAATGTCGAGGGTCAATTAGAATTTACAGGACTATTATTTATTCCAAAGCGTGCGCCTTTTGATTTATTTGAGCCTAATACAAAAAAACAAGGTCATATTAAGTTGTATGTTAGACGCGTATTTATTAGCGATGAATGCGAAGATTTAATTCCTGAATGGTTAAGGTTCGTAAGGGGTGTTGTAGACTCCGAAGATCTTCCGCTTAATATTTCGCGTGAAATGTTACAGCAAAATAAAATTCTTAAAGTAATTAAGAAAAACATTGTTAAAAAATGTTTGGAATTATTTAGCGAAATCAAAGACAACACTGAAGATTATGCGCAATTTTACGAGCAATTTAATAAAAATATTAAGCTTGGAATTCATGAAGACAGTTCAAATCGCGATAAATTATCGGAACTACTAATGTTTCATAGTACAAAGTCGGGACAAAATATGGTTTTCTTAAAGGACTATGTTGCTAACATGCCGTCTAATCAAAAGCAAATTTATTACATTACAGGACAATCGCTAAAATCAGTAGTAAATTCGCCATTTATTGAAAAGTGCAAGCGGCGAAATTTTGAGGTTCTTTTCATGGTTGATCCAATTGATGAATATTGTATTCAGCAGCTTAGAGAGTATCAAGGTAATCAATTAGTTTGTGTTACAAAAGAAAGTCTAAAATTTGAATATGACGACAATGAGAAAAAACAATGGGAAGACTGTGTAAATGAATTTAAACCATTAACAGAGAAAATCAAGGAAATCCTTGGACCTAATGTGGAAAAAGTTGTGTTGAGTGAGCGAGTTGTTGACTCCCCTTGCGTTTTAGTAACATCAGATTACGGGTGGACGGCTAATATGGAGCGAATTATGAAAGCGCAGGCGCTTCGTGACAATAATACGTCGTCTGTTATGATGTCCAAAAAAATTATGGAAATTAATCCACATCATGGAATTATTAAATCGCTTAAAGACCGTATTAACTTGGCAACAAATGAGCACATGATTAAAGATCTTGTAAATTTACTATACGAATCGTCTTTAATTTCAAGTGGATTTAGTATTGAAGAACCTGCTACTTTTGTAAATCGTATTAATAATATGATTAAGATCGGGCTATCAATTGAAGACGACGAAGTTGATATTATGAAGGAAGACGACGAGAAAAAGGAAGATGGTGAGGAAAAGGAAGATGGCACTGAAAAGGAAGATGGCACTAAAGATGGTGAGGAAAAGGAAGATGTGGACGTTTCACAATCAAATATGGAAGAAATTGACTAATGGAAGAAATTGACTTACACTTAAAATTATATTATGTTATACTATAATTTTAATTATGAAAAATTATTTGCGTTATTAAATGAATAAATATTTAGGAAACTATATTAATTAATATGTCTTCAAGTGGAATTACTTCATTAAATGAGCTTCCTTCTTTAAACGGGCAAAATGGAAATTTGCAGCAACACCAAATGATGGCTCAACAACCTCAAAATATTATTTTAAATAGAAGCGAAACTATATCAACTAATAATAATCAAATGACCACATCAAGTTATAATTTAATACCGCCAAGCGGTTCTAATACATCTAATCCTATTATGCAAAATAGTCCATTAACCATGGAAAACAGTCAGCAAAGTCAGCCACCACCCAACTACAATGAGTTAATTAGTCAAATACAGAAAGCAGCCGTTTATGGGTCAACTGCTTTACCGTCGCGAGACATTCCCATGGAACCTGTCAAAATTATGAATGACGTCCAAAGCCAACCTAACTATATACCTCCGCCGCAAAGTCAAGAAGATTATATTAAAAATAGTATTAGCCCTCAAAATATTATAGAAACCAACATGAGAGAATATAAACAAGACTCCATGTTTGAAAAAATATATGCCGAATTTCAATTACCATTAATAATTGGATTACTATTTTTTTTATTCCAATTGCCAATTGTAAAACAATACAATAAATCATTATTACCATTTTTATTTAAAACCGATGGCAATCCAAATTTATATGGTTACATTGCCAACAGTATTATGTTTGCTTCCATGGTCCATATATTATTAAAATTGGTTACTTATGTAGTATAATTTTTACCGACCTTTATCCATAAAATAATACTTATTGTGAAACCAACTAAAAATCCGGCTATACACTGATCTGGGCCATGACCCATAATTGGCGCAGTTAAATAAGGTCCGACAAAAAATGTTAAAATAGAATAAAATATCATTATGGCTATTGATATTGGCGAACTTAAATGAGACATAAATATATATTATAAATATATATTATATTATTGTCTTTAACTTGTTTTATATTTCTTTCTAAAGTAATCTTGTTCTTCTTGCCTTTGTTGCCCTTTTTTTCATTTTTGAACTTCTGGTTTCTCTTCTTTTTGTGTAATTTTTCGTGTAATTAGCTCTCTTATTTGATCTTTTTTTGCGATATTTTAAACCAAAACCAAAACCGCCGTCTTCGTGATCACTAGACGACGTTGATGATGAAGCCGATGAATGCCGTGGTGATTGTACTCGTGATGGATGTGCAGGTGATCGATCCAGATTAGTCTGGAGAAAGTCAGGAGGAGAATTACGACCTAGTGCTCGTTGACGCGTAAGTCCTGGTTCTTGAGGAGAAAGAGGAAGAGGAGAAAGAGGAAGAGGAGAAAGCAGAAGAGGAGAAAGCGAAGGAGGAGAAGGCGGAGGAGGAGGTGGAAGAGTAAGAAGAGGAAGAGGAGGAGGAAGAGAAAGAGTAGATTGAAGGATTTCTATAACTCTATTAACACTATTATAAGCATTAGAAACATTAATATTATAAATATTATTATTTAATAGTGTATTAATATTGCCAGGATTAATACTAGGATACCTTGTGCTAATAGTTTTTATATTATTCCTTATCCTATTAATATTTGCTATTACTTGACTTAAGTCAATATCTTCTGACGTAGGTAACGTGATTATTAATATTTGTAATTTTTTATTATAATTAACAAGAATTTTAATTACATTTTTAGCATTTATAATTGCAGTTCTTACATTTCCATTTGAATTTATAATTTCTGTTCTAAGTTTTATTATAGTATTTTCTATTTCTAGCAATTGTTTTCTTAAATTCATTAATGTAAGTAATTGAAATTCTGGTATTAATCTGGGATTAATACTTCTAGGCATAGTATATATTATATTATATTATAGTATTATATATAAATTATTTTATTTTCATTATTTACAATATTGTTTTTGAGAGAACCCACGCGGTCTATTACAATTAATAGATCTTTTATATTTTGCAGTCCATGCTCCTCCGCGTTTGCCTCTTTTCCTAGATTTGCGTTGTTTCTTACCGCGTCCAACAATATGTTCTCTTACTTGTGCGGTGGCTATATTACGCGCACTTATTAAGTCTTCTAGTTCTTTGTCGATTTTTTCACGCTCATTTTGTATAGTTTCGCGTTTGGCTAAAAATTTGCTAAGTTTTGATTTCTGCTCAGCTATTTCCTTTTCTATAGGGCGCGTAGCTCTTCTTATTTTAGCATATGTTTCTAAATCCATTTTTTGGTGTCGATCTCTAATGCTTTCACGATATTCAGGAGTTTCATTAGCATCCATTTTTTCAATTTTGTTACGTAAATCTTGCAAATTTGTGGCTTCTTTTTTAGTATTTTCAGCTATTAATTGTTCTTGCCTTTCCAAACTATCAATTACTTCTTTTTGCTGACTTTTCTCAATATCCGCATGTTTAATGTCGTCTTTAAGCTGTTTTATCATATTACGTGTTTTGACAACTTCATCTTCTAATTTTTCTTTATGACTTATTATACCTTGTCTAATTCTAGATCTTGATTGTCTTATTGAACTTCTAGTAGGCATTATATATAATATATATAAAATATATATTATAAATTATTTTATTTTCATTATTTACAATGTTGTTTTTGAGAGAACCCACGCGGTCTATTACAATTAATAGATCTTTTATATTTTGCAGTCCATGCTCCTCCACGTTTGCCCCTTTTCCTAGATTTGCGTTGTTTCTTACCGCGTCCTCTATTTAACCTAGCTTCTTCATCAACTACAGCACTAAGAGCAGTTTCTAATTCTCTTAGCGTTTGTTTTAAATCAAAACGTTGTCTATATATTGAAGCGTGCGCAGCCCTAGAAGCAAGGCACTCGTTTTCAGCTCTTTCTGCTTGTTCTTCTAAAGCCTTATATGCTTGACAACGTATTTTTTCTAGTCTTGTATGAAGTTTTTCAACTCTTGTGTCGGAACGACTACACGCTTCACTATTACTAGTGTTATTATCATAGTGTTGTTTTATTTTATACGCTTCCTCTCTAATCGCAAGTGCTAAATTAGATTGTTTCAAATTTCTATTTATGGCAGAAGTATTTCCTCGGTCATCTGCTGCATCTCTTGCGCGTTGAAGTCTGTGCCTATCTTCAGTTACACGATTATTCGCTAACCCTAATTGTTCAGTAAGTTCAAGTAGTCGTAATCTTAAAGGTCTTAATTGTTCTTCTAAAGCTATTCTTTGCGTTTCTAACTCTGCTCTTCTTATATTTAGTGTATTAAGTCTTTGTGTTCCTGCCATATTATATATATAAGAATATATTAATATATTAGTATTTGTTATCTAGTTTCATAATCCTCTTTTTTTTGTTCTTCTATTATTTGTTCTTCTATTATTTGTTCTTCTATTTCTTCTTTTTTTACCATATGCTATATGTTGTTGTGTGTTGAATTGTCTTATTTGATTAATTAAATCAAATATTTCTAATGCAATAGTATGTCGACTATTTAATAAATTGCGTATTTTTTCTTTAACAGTTGTTAGATTATTATCTACAACATTATACACTCGTTCACTTTCGTTATATGCTGCTTGTGCATAATCTCTTTTTTCTGTTTGTGTTTTTTGTTCCTCAACATTTCTTGCTTTACTTTGTTTTATACTTTGTTTTATACTTTCTGTTAACTCATTTGTTAGATTTAAATTAGCCATCTTAGCAATATTTACGTGTGCTAGATGACCAATAAGAACTGTTTGTTCTTCCATAGTATTTCTCAATTCTTCTTCTAACCTGGCTATTTGTATTATTAATTCATCTTTTCTACGTATTAAAGCTAGTTTACTTATTATATTATCGGATATTACTTCTCTACAAATAGGACAAGTAATATTACCATATTGTATGATACTTTCTAAACATTTATCATGAAATTTATGACCGCATTCTAATACACTAACGTCTTTATTTAATATCATTTGATCTAAACATATTGGGCACATATTTTTCTTTTCTTCATTTATTATTCGTATTGTTCTAAACTTATTACTTCGTTTAATAGCTTTTAATGACCTGGCTCTAGATTGAATTGTAGTTGCTGCTACATTTCTTTTTGTTCTAACCTTATTACTTCGTTTAATAGCTTTTAATGACCTGGCTCTAGATTGAATTGTAGTTGCTGCTTTTTTTTTGGCTAATGAGTTTGGACTAGGTGAAGGCATATTAATTATTATATTATTTATTATATAATATAAGAATAAAATAATAATTTTACATTAGTCGAATAATAAGTTTATATAAATGATAAACTATAATAAATACTCCAACAAATCCTAAGGCATTATATGTTTCTTTGGACAACTTATTTTGTAATCCGTAATATGCTAGTGCTATAAATCCCGGAATAAATAATATATAATGGGCGATGTTAAGTATATTTCTTAAATTAGTAAATTCTAATGTTGGAAACGGAACAAATAATATTATACCTAATCCTAATAATCCTAACGCATAATATATTGGTCTTGGTGACTTATGTTGAAAATAACCAATATATACTAATAATGCACCAATAACAAATATATGTAGCATATTGACATACTTCATTCCTATTTTTACAATGCTCATTTACTTATTATAAAATAGTAAGCTATATTATTTTTAGATTTTAGATTTTAGATTTTAGATTTTACTTAAATTTCCAATATAATATTTTGGTAAAACACTTTCGCTTACAAAACTAGGGTGATTAATAGAATTAAAAAGTCGTGTTGCATCTTTGCCAACGGCTTTCATAATAACATCTCCCCCAGGATGTGTTGGTATCCATTTACTAATATTATAAACTTTATTATCTATTATTGTCCATGCATCACCCTTTTTTTTATGTTTTTTAACTTCGCCCAATGTAAATGTGTTTTTAATGCTACCGCCTAGTTTGTGTTTTAAGGTCTTGTTATAGGTCTTGGTCTTATTATTTGTGCTAGTTTCTAACAATTGTGTTATCTTGGCTATACAGCTTTCAGATGTCATCAAAGCACCTTCGCACCATGCTTGATACTTTGAATAATTTTCACCAATAATAAAAATACGACTATAAGGATTTAATAATTTAGAACTTAAATATTCGGAGTCTACTCCTTTTTTCCAACATGCTACGCCTGCATCCCAAAAATACATTTTAATATATTTACTTAAAGGCACCTTTGTACTAAATAGTTGATTTAGTTTTGCGTTTAACTTAACTTTAACGTAATCAAGTCCCTTACTAGCTAATAAGTTATTCCAATAACGCGCATTAGCACAATCGCTATAACTACTCATAATTAGTCCATTATTTGGATTAATAGGAATTACAAATTGGACATTAGTATTTGTAATGGTTTTTTCAACATTCTTGAACCACACAGATCCGCTCTCTTGTTCTTTATCATAAATCTCGTATATTCTTAGGAGATTTATTGAATTTATAGAGTTTAAATCGCTTAGTAAAGGCTTGAAGATTGTCAATTGGGTCAAGCTTTTTTTAGGAATGGCGCATATTACATGTTTTGAATATATTTTTTTTGAGCCAGACCCTTTACTATTATAATTTGTAACACTTATTTCAAATAAGTCGTCTACATTATTATTTTTGTAAGTTATATTTTCAACATTAGAGAGATTAACAAGCTTTATGTTATTGGACTTATAGCCTTGTGTTTTTTTAATAGCCACTACTAGCTCATCTATTATTTGCTCTAGTCCTCCGTTAAGTGTGAAAAACTCCGCACTCTTAGTATAATCATATTTAAAATATTCAATTGCATCATAAGCGTTTAATTCATTCAAATCGGAAGAATATTCAAATACGTCTTTCACTGCTCGAGAGAATGATGCAGACACATATTTTGTAAGAAACTCATACAAATAATAGCTTTGTTTTGTAGACTTGCCTAATTTGGAAACCTGGGGGCTAAAGAAAAATTTGGTTAATTTGTCCATAATGTAATCTTTTGTTGATGTTTTGTTGATTGCTTTATTGTCTCTTACTTCTATATATGTTTTAGTATTTGGAATAGGGATTATTTTGGGTTTTAGACCGAGTTCATTTATTAAAGTATTGATTAATTTATGATGATATCCTAATCGTCCTGCGCCTAAATCCATGACATATTCTTGCTTGTCTATAGTTTCTTTATATGAATATATTCGACCGCCTAGTCGTTGTCCCGACTCTAATAATAGAATTTTTAGGTGTGTATACTTTTTTGACAATTTATATAAAGTGTAAAGGCCCGCTATGCCTCCGCCAATTATTACTAAATCATAATTGTTTGAACTATGATTTGTTTTATTTGTTTTATTTTTTTGTGTTTTAGTATTACTATTAGTCATGTAACTATATTATTATGTTATAGCAACATAATAAAATAGTTAATTATGTTATATTATAACTAGTTATATGTCTAACATTATTCAAAAGTTGTGTAGCGCTACGTGTATTCTCTCTTGCTGCTCTTAATAAATCTAAAGTTATTGTACGCATATTACTTAACTCTTGATACATAGTTATAGTTACATGTATTCCATGTACCCTAATATAATTAGTAAATTGTGAATTTGCTTCGTCATAGTGTCTTTGTGCTTCTTGTTCGAAATGTGCTGCTATTTGTTGAATTTGTATTGCATTAATTAAAGGCATATTTGGAATTGCGCCGTTTAGTCGTTCCCTTAAAATAGTTATTCGACGTTCTAAATGTGCTAGTGCTTGCAATTCTTCTATTATTTCTTGTCTTTGTATTAAAGGATCAGTCGTTGCAGTTCTACAAAGAGGACATCTGTTATGTCCGTGACGTATCATATTTTCTAAACATCTATTATGAAATTTATGACCGCAATTTAGTGTTGTATTAGCTTCAATATCTGTCATTTGATCTAAACAAATAGGGCACTCATTTTCCTTTTCTGCATTATTTATTTCCATAGCTCTTAATCTTTCACTTAAAGTTGGCAGTTCTTCGTTTGCCGCTGACATATTAGCACGCCACGCTTCATCATATCCTTTGCCTAATCTATATGAATAAAATTTAGTAGGCACATGGTGTTTTTTTGATTTTCCTGTGGGCTTTCTTCTGGGCTTTATTCTAGATTTTATTCTAGATTTTATTCTAGATTTTATTCTTACAGTTTTTGCTGTTTTTACAGTTTTTGCTGTTTTTGCTGTTTTTGCTGTTTTTGTAGGCCAATTTCTTAAAGCTTTAAAAAATTCAGGTATAGCGACAGTAATTACTTTATCATTATGTAAGCCAAACATTATTATTTTATATATATAAAATAATAGTATATAATAATATAATATAAGAATATTATTATAAATTAATGTTTGCGCTATAAATATAAACAATATTATATACATTAATGCCTAATAGAATTTGCTAGTGCTAAATCTTGCCTCCATGATGCCTATATTGAAACTTGTCCTGGTTATGCTCTTCTCGCCGCTGGTGCTCTCTCCGCTGGTGCTCTCTCCGCTGCTGCTCTCTCCGCAGGTGCTCTCTCCGCTGCTGCTCTCGTCGCTGCTGCACTCACCGCCTGTATCCTCGCCCTTGCCGCATTCACTATCGCCAGCCTCGACGCCTCCGTCCTCGCCGCCTCCACACTAGCCATTGCCGCCGCCCTCGCTGCCTCCCTCGCTGCCGCCGCCCTCTCTGTCTCCTCCTCCTCATCCTCCTCATACTCCTCATCCTCCTCATACTCCTCATCCGCTGCTGCTGCTTCAGCCTGGTCCTCTACCCTCACCCTCATCGCCCTCACCGCCATATCCGCCATATACTCCGCATTCGTATTCGGTGCCCTCTCCCGAGCGGCATCTAACACATCCTCTGCAATATTAAACGCTTCATGCGGACTTTCAGATAACAAATTAGTGATGTAGGTGCCGAAGTAGTTGCTAAATATTTGTGCACTACACAATGGGCACTTAATAAATCCTTTGCTTAAAGCTTTTATTAAACAATCAGTATGAAATATATGGCCGCATACTAGTTCTGTAGCATTACTAATTTCTTCTATTGGCATTTGACAAAATACGCATGTTTCTTCTAATTTATTTGCATGAATTACTGCAGCTCTTAAATCATCAACAAATCCTTGAGCAACTCTTGTAAATCGTTTGCCTTTTCTTTTGTCTTTTGTATATAGTTTTTTCACACTAATTTTTTGCCTTAAATTCTTTTTATGTCTTAAATTCTTTTTATGTCTAAATGTTTTTGAACCTCTTCTAAATTGTTGCGCTGCTTTCTTTTTTCTTGTTAATAATTTAGAGGTAGATGAAGGCATAATATATTATAGCATTATTATAAATAATAATAATAATAATAAAAATAATAATAATAATAATAATAATAAAAATAATAAAAATAATAATGCTATAATATAGTATAATATAAATCATTAATTCTAAACTTTTTTCTTTATTACCTTCCATGTATTAAATTATCATATTCTTATGATGTTACGCCATTAACAGTAATAGAAGGATTAACAGTCCTGTTTTGTATAGGTGCTGATACTCTCGCATGTACTTGTAACCAAGTAGCCCATTGTCTATTTGCTAGCTGTCTATATGCGTATCCATTGCGTGGTAAACTATTAATTACTCTTGTTGAAGCATTCATAAACCTAGTTGCTTGATCAAATGTTGTTGCATAACGCATATTATCTATTAATGCATTAGCATGATTAATAGCATCAATAGTTGCTCTGCTTTGTCTAGGTGCTTCTTGTAATCGTGGATACGTTTGTAACCATACTTGGTTTCGTGCTTCCCTGAGAACTGCTCGTTCTCTTTCTGGCAAGCTATTAATTAGTAGGTCTGTTTCATTTATCAAGCCAATTGCTTCAATCATAGTAGCAGCATTAGCTAATCCTGCTATTAACGCATTGACAGTATTAATAGTATAATTAATATTACTAGTAGGCATTGAAATAGGCCTTTGTAGGTGATTCGGTATATCTGGTTCTATAGATGCTTTACATAATGGACAACTTGGATTAATGGCATTCCATTGTTCAATACACTTTCTATGAAATTTATGACCACAACGAAGCGTTTTTGTAAGTCTTGGGTACAACATATCACCAGAACATATAGAACACTCCTCAAGATTTGGATTTGCTAACGCTTTTCTAAATTTTTTTTGAATTCTTCTTGTAGCAAGTCTTTTAGAGTTTATTTTTGATAAATCTGCTATTGCTTGTCTTGTATTTTTTCTTTTTTTAAATGATTTTTGAATATGTGTAACTACTTTTGTTCTTGGACTTAAAGACGGTTGTCTTTGACTTAAAGACGGTTGTCTTTGACTTAAAGACGGTTGTCTTTGACTTAAAGACGGTGCTGTTGGATCTAAAGCTGCTAATTCTTGTACATGTGATGGAGCTATTCTAGCTATAGATCTTCTTGTAAATAATCTTTTTCCTAAACTTCTTAATTTTGCTGTTTTGTTTCTTATATTTTTTATAAAGTCCATATATATATATGGATATTATTTTTTATAATGCTATAATATAGATTATGAATTCTAATAAAAATATATCAAAGTTATTTAAGTTGATTAGTGAGAAAAAAATATTTTTAATATTAATTTTTCTAAATTTGCTATTTCAACATTATATTACTTATTACGTAAGTGCTAATATTAATTTAGACGCAGATAAGGATAAGGATAAGGATGCATATAACACTATTATTATTGCATCTTATATAATAGGTTTCATATTAATTATAATTCTTGTATTTGTTCCCATGTCTGCATGGCTAAAATTTATAATATTTTCTCTCTTTTCTGTTGCCTACGGAGTAATATTTATATCTATAAAAAACTATTTTGATCCTAATATATTACATAGTTCTGTAGTTGGAGCTATTATTGTTTTTTCTTTTATGATATTCTTTGGAATAGCTCTAGCTATGAGTGGACTTCAATTAACCAATAATGTGGCTTTTACTTTATTTTATGCTATTTTAGTATTAATAATAGTAAGTGTTGTGCAATATTATACTTATTATTATTCTTTTATAAAAAAGCTCCTACTTATTGCTGTTGCAATCTTATTTACATTATATATAGTAAATACAACAAACAACGTATTACATCGCAACTATGAAGGAGACTTTGTAACTGCGTCCTTTGATTACTATATTGATAATTCAAATTTTTTAAACGCATTAAAAATACATAATAACTAAACATAATAGCTAAATTAGTATTTCTATTTTTTGTTTTTGTTTTTATTTTTTTTTGTTTTTTGCCAAAATAAATTATTTTAGTATATTATACTAAAATGATTTTCAAAAAATCAAATGTAGCAAATAAAAGCAAAAAATCTTTTTTTAAAAATGATATAGCACAAGTATTTAGGTTGATTAATGAAAAGAAGGGTTTCTTTGCGTTAATTTTAGCAAATTTATTATTCCAACTTTATATTACTTATTATGTAAGTGAAAATGTTAATGTACAGGAAGAGCAAGAGAAAGAAGGAGAAAAAGGTGCTAAAAATTATGACATGAAATATATTGGTGCATTAGTAGCAACAATTGTTATTATTTTAATTTTGGCATTAGTTACTATGCCGTCGTGGATGAAATTTATATTGTTTTCTCTCTTTTCTGCCGCTTTTGGTATTCTTTTAGCATATAGAAAATATGGATTAGATAGTGGTGTTATTAGAAGTGCGCTAGTCGGCACAGCCAGTATTTTTGTTACTATGTTTGTATTTGGAGTAGCACTAATAATGAGCGGTATTAAATTAGGTTTTATGACTGCGCTCATTTTGTTTTTTGCCTTATTAGCGTTAATAATTATTAGCATTGTGCAATATTTTATTGTTCAATCTTCATTATTAAAAAAATTATTAGTTATTGGATCGTTAATTATATTTTCAATTTATATTGTGTATGATACAAACACTATATTACAACGTGATTATAGTGGCGACTTTATAAGTGCATCATTAAACTATTATTTGGATTTAATAAATATTTTTAGTGCATTATTGGGCGATGGCGGCGATTAAACTATATATAATTATTTATTCAATTTGCCAAACATTGCCAGGTCTTACATTATTACCTTTATCTATTATATAATAACGGTATGCTTCCAGCATCTCGTCGCGTGCGGCTCTAGTTAATGCCATAATGTTATTAAAACTTTCAATTCGCGATACCCGCGCAGCAAGTTCTCCAGCTTCATTAGCTAATCGTTCTACTTCTTCTAGAGTTCTTCCGCTTCTTTGGCTCATAAGCCTTTCATGTGTTTCAAAGTATGCTATTTCTCTTTGATAATCCGCTCTACTAAGCATGACGCTCTCACCTTCTACTAATTTCTTTTTGTATATTGCTACTCTTCCTAGCCTTGTTTCCATTAATGTGAGCATTGTCCTATTCCCTCCTTCTCTATCTTCTTGCATTAATTGCCTCACCATAGTCCGCACTGTTTCTTGATTTGCTCTATCACTCGCCTCAATCCTCGCTCGCACTTGATCCATATCCCTTTCCTCTTCCTCCTGCCTTTCCCTGTCTCTCATTCTTGTCCTTGTCGCCTCCCTTCCATTATCCATTGCCTCACTAGTGTCAACAGGTGCTAACTCGCCTTCTGGCATAAACCCTGAATATGGCTCCCCATTTATCATCCCTGCCATCCTTACTCTCATTATTTTTGATCTTTTTGATTTATCTTTAGTATTGTTTCCTAAATTATAGGTATATTTATTTCGTTTAATGCTAAATAAATTTCTATTTTTTCTTCTTGTATCTCTTCTTCTTGATCTTCTTATTGTTCTTCTTCTATGTTGTGCTGGCATTTATATATATGTATAAATATATATATAAAAATTATGGTATAATAATAAATGATACTATAGTAATAAATGATACTATAGTAATAAATGATACTATAGTAATAAATGATACTATAGTAATAAATGATACTATAGTAATAAATGATACTATAATATAAATTATGGTATAGGAATAAACTTCCACCCTAAATCGTCACATATTCTCTTCCATATTTGGTCTTGTTCTATGCGCTTTTCACGGTCTTTTAACATAGGAAAATATGGTAAAAAACTGCGCTCATTCAACAATTCGCATAATTTATATAATGTATAATAATAGTTTAAAAAATTTACTCGTTCTTTAGGGCAATATTTCGAATATGGCTTTTGTAGCTCCATAAATAAATTGCATAATGTTTCCTCAAGCTCCGCACTCATAATGGGTGGTCTAATTCCTAGTTTATCTTTAATAAAAGGTATATGTTCATAATATTTATTGTAGCCAAGATTTTTCAATATTTCCTTAGTTTTTTTATTTGACAAATCACTCAAACTTATGCGCTCCTTTTTTATTTGGTTTTTAATATTTTCAAATACTTCGTCGGGTATATTTGTGCTCTCTTTAGCCTGAAATTGCGCCAAAATCTCTTTTAAATGATTTATTCGTTTATAGGCATATGAGCATACTTCTTTAGGCGGTTCTTTATATGATGGTTTATCTATATCTATTAAATATTTAATGCTATTGGAGCAATTAGAGCATATTGTCATGCCTTCACTTTCAACAAATATTAGCTCACCGTTATTACATATATTACATATGTCGGACGGATAAATAAATTTGTCATAATTTAAATAATTAGGGTCAATATTGTTGAAATATTTATCTATATTTTTATTACTATCATTTTTAATTAAATTATTTTTATTTGGATTATCCATTATGTTATTGCATGTGTCATAACTTAAATTTAATGAAAAAAATTGTTTGACAATATCATTTTTGTCAGAATTTTCTACCATTTCATTACTTGATATATTTTTTTTATTTTCAAAATAATCAAAAATATATTTAGAATTATTTAAATAATAATTCTTTTCTTTATTTCTAAGAGCTTTAATAGTGTTTTTATATTTATTAATAAGTTCTATAATTTCGGTCTTATTTTTTGTTTTAATTAGCATAGTTTCCAATTTATCAATTTGCTTTAAACATTTAGGAATAGCAACATCTTCGTTGTATTTAAATGATTTTATTATTTCATTATGTTTATTATCAAGGGTTGTTTTAATTACGCCTGTTCTCTTCATAGCAAGACTAATTATATTTTTAGCGTATTAAAAATTTATATATTAATTTTTGTAATTAAATATTTTGTAATAAAAACAATTAAAAAAACAATTAAAAAAACAATTAAAAAACAATTAATTAATTAAAAACAATTAAATTAATTAAAAAACAATTAAATTAATTTCAAAAATTTTTTTTCTTTAGGAATATTATAAAAAAATGGCTGGTGGTTTAATGCAATTAGTCGCCTATGGCGCACAAGATGTATATTTAACAGGTAATCCCCAAATTACTTTCTGGAAAGTTACCTATCGTCGTCACACTAATTTTGCCATGGAATCGATTGAGCAAACTTTCAACGGACAAGCGGATTTCGGTCGCCGTGTTACATGCACTGTTTCGCGCAACGGTGACTTGGCTTTCCGCACCTATTTGCAGATCACACTTCCTGAAATTGGCCAGGGTCTAGGTACAACAACCGACCCTAATATATATGCCAGATGGTTAGACTTCCCCGGCGAGCAGTTAATTTCGCAGGTTGAAGTTGAAATCGGTGGCCAGCGCATTGACCGTCAATATGGTGACTGGATGCACATTTGGAACCAGCTAACTTTATCGAAAGAACAGGAGCGTGGCTACTACAAAATGATCGGCAACACCACCCAATTAACATACATTTGCGACCCCACCTTTGCGGACGTTGATGGCCCTTGCTCTGCCAATGGTGTTCGCCAAGTATGCGCTCCCCGCAATGCGTTACCAGAAACAACTCTATATGTTCCGCTACAGTTCTGGTATTGCCGTAACCCCGGTCTAGCTCTTCCATTGATTGCTTTACAGTACCACGAAGTTAAAATTAATTTAGACATTCGCAACATCGAAGAATGCTTATGGGCGGTTACCAATGTTAACGGAACCGGTAAAAAGGCCCTTAATGCGTATAAACAGTCGTTAGCGGCTGCTTCGCTCTTTGTTGATTACATTTTCTTAGACACTGACGAGCGCAGACGCATGGCGCAAAACCCCCACGAATACTTAATTGAACAGCTTCAATTCACAGGTGACGAATCGGTTGGTTCATCGTCCAATAAAATTAAATTGAATTTAAATCACCCATGCAAAGAGCTAATTTGGGTTGTACAGCCTGACGTCAATGTTGATTATTGCGCGTCGCTCACCGAAGGCCATTCGCTAAATCACTTACTTGGTGCTCAGCCATTCAACTACACTGACGCGCTAGATGCGTTACCTAATGCTATTCATGCCTTTGGCAACAAAGGTCTTGTTAATAGCACCTCGTACATCACTGCTTCGTCGCTCTTTGAAGATCCATTTTCTAATAAATTACAGTCTTCGTCTGGATTTGCTAATGGCACTGCCGGAGATTTTAATGGTGGCGCGACCGAATCGGGTGTATCGGATGCCGGCACATTCGTTTTAGCTGAAACCGCGATTGATATGCATTGCTGGGGTGAAAATCCAGTTGTAGTTGCCAAATTACAGCTTAACGGCCAGGATCGCTTCTCGGAGCGTGAAGGCACATACTTCGATTTAGTTCAGCCATTCCAGCACCACACCCGTGCGCCTGACACCGGTATTAATGTTTACTCATTTGCTCTAAGACCGGAAGAGCACCAGCCATCGGGCACCTGCAATTTCTCGCGCATTGACAATGCCACTTTACAGTTAGTTCTTTCGAATGCGACTGTTCAGGGTGTTTCTACCGCCAAAGTCCGCGTATATGCTGTTAACTACAACGTTCTTCGCATTATGTCTGGCATGGGTGGTCTAGCGTACAGCAATTAAATAATAAGTCTAATAAGTCTTATAAGTCTAATAAGTCTTATGTTTTTTCATTTAATTTTTTATAAATATAAAAATTAAATGAAAATAATGAAATATAATATAATATAATAATTATTTTATAATACATTATAAATACAAATTATTATGAGCGTATCTTTAGCTATAAGTAGTTTTTATATTACATATGTGTTTTTACTTACCACTACCGCAATTACATTAATAGAAGCATTACGAAGCCCTATTCCTCAAATTCGTCACATTATGAATTTAGAAACTTGCATTTCAATTGTTGCAAGCTATTTTTATGGACTATTTATTGAAGAAATAAATAAGGCGCAAAATTTGTATAATGTTAAAGATGATAGTAAAGATAATAATAATAACATTATTGATAACATTGCCAATACAGATAGTGCTATAATTAAACCTTTAAGTGTTATACCTATAAAAAAAATTAATAATATGCGCTATATTGACTGGTCTATTACTACACCTTTTATGTTATTGGTTCTCTCTATGGTATTAGGCTATGAAAATAAAGTATTAGTAAAATTTACTCCATTTGTGTTAACAATGGTTCTCAATTTTGCCATGTTAGCATTTGGATATAGTGGAGAGATTGGGCTATTAAATAAAAATATTGCAGGTTTTATGGGTTTTATATTCTTTTTTCTAACATATGGGACAATATGGAAGCTTTTTATGACAGGATCAAAAATAACTATCCAATCCAAATTCATATTCTGGATTTTCTTAGGAACATGGTCACTTTATGGAGTATTTTATTATACAAATGAAGCAACTAAATTAATTGGATATAATATTTTGGACTTAATATCTAAAGCATTTGTAGGTATTTTCTTTTGGCTTTATTTAACTAAATCGGTTGTGTTTTAGTTTTAGTTTTAATATTTTGTATTTTGTATTTTGTATTTTGTATTTTGTATTTTGTTTTCTTTATATTATAATATATGAATGACTTATCAAAGAATGACTTATCAAATATTATAATAAAAAAAGACGAATGTAAGAGAATAAGGAAACATAATGCTATTAAATTACCTGATACATTGTTACATTTAAGCATACCTAAATATATTAACTATTATAAAGAGTGTTATAATATTGAACAAAAACTATATAGAGAATACTTTAAAATAGAAAAACATCCATGTCAAATAAAAAATAAGGCCTATATTTCTTCTAAGTCCAATAAAATAACTATTGTGGAAAAATTAAATCAAATAATCAAAATTTTAGGTGATTTAGACAATGTTAATAATGATGTTAGTAATGATGTAAATAATCATGTTAAAAATGATGTTAATAATCATGTAAATAATGATGTTAATAATGATGTAAATAATGATGATCCAAAAATAGTAAAGTTGCCAAAATATATTTCAATTAAGGACCATGAAAATGATAGCTCTAAATTCTATTTAATTTACGATAATAAAAACAAGACGCGGCATACGTTGCAATTATTATGCTATAAGTCGTGCTCTTTCGTTCAAAGTCTTAACACATTTTTGGAAAATATTAAAAATAGGTTTGATAACTCATAGGTTTGATAAATCATAGGTTTGATAATTAAAAGAATAGTGATTATTATTTAAAGTTATAGATAGTACTATAAGTGATTATGATTAACGACTTACCTAGCGAGCTACAAAATATTATATTAACTTATACTAACATAATATGTCATGTATGTCAAAAAAAATATGATTTCAATATTTTATTTTATAAGAAGCAAAGTAAATTCTATTACTGTAGTAAAATATGTTATGAATTTACTTAAAAAAAAACGTTATAAATTCTAGCTTCTAGCTTCTAGCTTCTAGCTTCTAGCTTCTAGCTTCTAGCTATGCTTTAAGTACTATGATTTATGAGAAATTTCTCATTTATTACTTCTAACAAATCCTTAACTAGTTTGTCCTCATCAATATCAAAGAAGCATTGAATATTATTAAGGATTAATGATGCGTCGTCGTCGGGTATTAACTCCCTATCTCCTGGCTCACGCAATAGTGTATTATATACATACGTAATAACAGGAATATTTTCACAAGTTACAATTCGACACATGTTTATATATTCAATATAATCAAGAACTAGCGGAAAGCCTTCAATAAATGCTTCGCACTCTGTGTTCAACCTATATACCAAATAATTGCATATTTCAGTTTCATTAAAATATGCATCATATACAGCTTGTGTACATATCTTTTTAAATTTATTTTCAATAAATGAACCTGTCAATAGTTCAATGTTAAGGTGCGGCTCATAATTAGTTTTTTCAGTTAGCATTTGCATCTTTAGCATTGATTATTGAATGTTATATATTATTTATTATTTATTATTTATAATAATTTAATAATCAATTTTATTTATTGAAAATATATAATATACATAAAAATTATATTAAAAATTACTATTAAAAATATTAATATAAACTTAATAATATGAGTTGTATCTTATATTATAGTAATTATTGTGAAAATTGCAAAAAAATATTAAGTATATTGTCCAAATCAAGCATCAAAAGTAATATTCATTATATATGTATTGACAAGCGCATAGTTAGAAATAATACTACTTATGTTGTTTTAGAAAATAACCAAGAAATTTTACTTCCAAATACTATTAATGCGGTTCCTGCGCTAATGATATTAAATGATAATTACAAAATATTATATGGAGACAATATTATGAGTTATTTAAAGCCGGTTGAGGAAATAGCCGTTCAAAAAGCTACAAATTTTAATGGAGAGCCGTCGGCATTTAAATTTGATTTGTTATCTAGCGGAGTTGTGTCCGATAATTTTAGTTATTTAGACCAAAATAGCGATGAATTATCGGCCAAAGGTAGTGGCGGACTAAGGCAGTTATATAGTTATGCTACTATAGATTATAGTGATAAAATAGAAACTCCGCCTGATGATTATATTCCCGATAAAATTGGCGAAATTAATATTAAAAATTTAGAACAAGAAAGAAATGGTGTTTAGTTTATAAAATTTATATTATTTAATATATTAAGTAATTAAGTAATTAAGTAATTTAAATAATTAATTAATATTTTTTATTATTTAAAGTTATAATATTATTTTTACTTATTAATGAAAAGTAAAAATAATAAGCCAGATTTAGAAGTCACAGGTTTAGAAGTCACAGGTTTAGAAGTCACAGGTTTAGAAGTCACAGGTTTAGAAGTCACAGGTTTAGAAGTAGAGGATACAGGCTTAAAAGATGCAGATGCATGTTTAGAAGTCGAAGACGCAAGCTTAAAAGAAGACACATCATCAAAACACGAAAAAAAAGCGTTTACATTAAATAATGTAAATGCTATTACTCTTATTAACTTTTATAAAATTTTCAAGGATTTACTTAATGATTTAAATAGTAGCTTTAATGACAAAGTGGGTTCATTAATTGAAAATAACAAAGATTATCAGCTTATTATTAATTATAGCTTACCGCAATACAAAGAAAACATGAATGCCGACGAATATATAAATTCTATAACTTTGGATAGCATAGATATTAATTTTATGACGTCACTTAATAATGTGTATGAATATTGCAAACATACTTTTGCTGTGCGAAGCATTGATATATTATACCAAAACGAGGATATTTTTTTAAATAAGGATAATGTTAAAAATAGCAATAGAGATGACAATGTTATATGTACCATGTTTTTGCCAGATATAGATTTTGCTGATTTATATTATGACGATACTAGTTCACAAACTAAACAAACAATATGGAAATATTTGCAACTCTTATTATTTAATATAATAACATCTATTGATGATATATCATTTTTCGGTAATTCATTAGAATTACTTAAAATTATTGATAGCGAAAATTTATCGGCAAAAATTCAAAGCACCGTTGAAGAATTAAGCAATATTTTTTCATTTAAAGAAAATAAGGTCCCTAAAAAAAATAATGATGACCAAGAATGTAAAGAGGAAGAAGAAGACGAAGGCGAAGAAGGCGAAGAAGGCGAAGGCGATAGTCATGGATTAGGCGACCTTCCTAATATGGAAGGTCTGTTTAATACTATGTTTAACGATTTATCAAATAATTTTAAAGAGTTTAGTGAAAACATGAAAAATCATCATGCTAATGATGCTAATCATGCTAATGATGCTAATGATGCTAATGATGCTGATGCTGAACATACTAATAAAAATAATAAGCACAATGATTATGCTATTCCGGATAAAGAGGAGCTTTTTTCGCATTTAAATAATTTAATAAATGGAAAAATTGGTTCATTGGCTAAGGAAATAGCCGAAGAAACGTCGAAAGACTTTGATTTAGACAGTGAAAATTTAGGAGACGTTAATGATCTTTTAAAAGGTTTTATGAAAAATCCGTCTAAAATGATGGGTCTTATTGATAATATTAATAAGAAAATAAATAACAAAATGAAAGATGGATCTATTAAAGAAAGCGAATTGTTAGAAGAGGCAACCGAAATATTCAAAAATATGAAAAATATGCCCGGTATGACCAATTTTAATGATATTTTAAAGTCGATGAACCTTGACAAGTTTATGCCTAAAGGTGGTAAAATTAACCCAAATACGTTTCAAAATATGATGGAGCAAAATGTTAAAATGTCTAAAATGAAAGAGCGCATGCGGAAAAAGGCTGAAAATAATAAGGATTGTGCTGCTCAAGATCCTCAAAAAAATGCTGCTCAAGATGCTGCGCAAAATGCTGCGCAAAATGCTGCTTATACAAAGAACGCAAATGATTTGCAAGATTTAACAGCCAATCTCTCGTCGTTAATGGAAGAAATGAAATCAAATACGAGTTTTATTGAAGATATTATAAAAAATCAAGGAAATAGTAACTCTACTGCTTCTACTCCACGATCAAATGATGAACATTCTAAACGCAGTACTAATAATAAGAAGAAGGCGCATAGGAAAAAGAATTAATAATATCTTTAGCGTTTATTGAACTATTATTAAACTATTATTATTAAATAATTTATAAAATAATTAATAATAATTTTTTTTTAAGTATAAAAAGTCTATTTATACAATAATAATATTAAAATTTATTATTAAGTTATTATAATATAATAACTTATGGTTAACGGTTTTAATGAAACATATATAGGAACAAGTAATGGTCAATTGAAAGACGACCTTTTATTAACTGATAACATTATTACCAAAACTATTAAATTGGATGCTACTAATACTAATGTTAATGCTACTAATGCTAATTGTGCTACTAACGTTTGTGTTGGTGAAAATAATAATGCTAAGCATGAAAATATTGCATTTTGGATAGATGACCCAACTATTTTATTTAGCAAAAAATATATAACAGAATTATGGCCTTTAGACGAAATGTCTCGAGAGCAAAAATTAAATGCTATAACAAGATTAGTTATATTATTAACTTTAGCCGGCTTTGTAGTCTCAAATAATTATAAAATTGTTGTAACAGGAATTGTTTCAATATTTTTTTTAATAATTACATATAAAGTTTTGAATAATAATAATAATGAAAATCAAAAAACGAGAGAAACATTTAGCAATGAAAATATATATGATAAAGTAAAGCATAATTTTACTAATCCAACAATTATAAATCCAGTAATGAATATATTATTACCTGAAATACAGGATAATCCAAATCGCCTTCCGGCCGCGCCTTCATATAATAAAGCTGTTGAAAGAGCAATAAATAGCGAAACACAAGACTTTATAGTTACAAATTTTAATAATGATGAAACTATTAGAAATAAATTATTTGATAGTAGAGAAGATAAATTTGATTTTGAATGTTCTATGAGGCAATTTTATAGTACCGCAAATACGCGTGTTCCAAACAATCAAAACGAATTTGCTAGATTTTGCTATGGTAATATGGCTTCTTGTAAAGATGGTGATGTAGAGATGTGTTTTAGAAATAGTGAGCGTTAAAACTTAGTTACACTTAGCTATCGTTACACTTATTAAATTAGTTTTTTATATTTAATATTAATATAAATTTTAATATTTAATAGAAATTTTAATATATTATTTTTTAAATATTATATTAATATTTAATAGTAATTTTAATATTAATATTTAATATAAATTTTAATATTAATATTTAATATAAATTTTAATATAATATTTAAAAAATAATATATTAAATACATATAAATGACATCTACAACAGCTTATCCATATACTTTTGATGCGATGTCCAGAATTGGCAATGATAATCCTGCTATAGATCAGCGCAATATTCAAAATATTAGTGAAGCAAATTACAATTTAGAAAACTTTTATCCATCGTGCCCTATGTCATCGGCCATTGACTTTGCTTTAAGTCAGCCCAATGTTTTTTACAAAGGTTCGCATGAAGGAGGCGTTAAAGGGTGCGAAATAGAGGTAAATAATGATTTAAAGTATACCCATATTTCGCGGCCTGCTTGTAAATTGTCATTAGTAACAAGACCCTTTATAACTGTGCCATATTTAGGAAAAGGTTACGGAGACTGCACAATAGAAACGCAATTAAGAACCGGTCAATTTGATTTAAATAAAAAAACGGTTAATAATATTATGGAGCAGTCCTTTTCAGACTATCAAAATTACCCATTAATTGATAGCGTAAAAGAAACTGTCTCAAATAGCGCTTATAAAATAGAGGATGATGCTATGAAAGGTTGGCAGCGTGGAGGTATGAGTGCGCGTGAATTTGCGCGTAACCAAGATAAGCAATGAGCGGGTTGTTTGAAAAAGTGTGTATATATAGTGTTGTTAAATAATGTTTAAGTTGTTTTTATTATATATATTTATTGTTTTATTGTTTTATTTATTTATTGCGTTATTTTTATATAATGCAATATATAATATGGTATTGTTTAACATAGTTGCTAAAAATACAAAAAAGTTAAGAAATATAGGAACTAGAAAATTTAGAGATCTTAGAAAAAGATTTTTAACAAAAAAAGTACGCTCTTTAAGCCCTAGAACAAAACTTGTTACGCAAATACAAAGATCATATAGAAAAAAATTGAAATCGAAAAAAGAAATCATGAAAAGGCTTAAAACAATGCAACATTTAGCTGCTCGTGAAGCCGCAGAAATTACCGATGCCAACGCTATTATTGCGCAAAATCAAGCACAATTAAAAAATAGAACAGCAAAGAACGGCACAAGTGTACGAATGACACGGGGTCACAAACAAAAATTAGAAGATGAAATTAGTGATGCACAATGGGTAT